CCGTAGTAGTTGGAACGTAGGTTCTGTCATTACTGTGATTTAAATGAAAACATTCTTGAGTGGGGTAGTGAAGAATTTTACATACCATACATCTCACCAATAGATAAAAGAGTTCATCGTTACTTCCCAGATTTTATTATCAAAGTGCAGGAAAATACGGGACAGATTAAGACTTATGTAATTGAAGTAAAACCAAAAAGACAGACACTAGAACCTAAGAAAAGGTCAAGAGTTACTAAGTCATACATCTATGAGTGTAAGACCTATGCAGTCAATCAAGCAAAGTGGAAGGCTGCAGTTGAGTTTTGTGAAGACAGAAGAATTAATTTTAAGATCATCACAGAGGACGAACTCGGAATCAAATGAACCGTATCGAACCCAGTATTCAAGACTTTAAATCTGAGAAAGATCTTGGAGAGAGAATGGAACTTATAATGTATGCACTGAATGATACTGTAACACCCATACCCGAAGAAGGAAACATCTGTACCTTCAAATACTTTGCAAAGACACCTAACATAGAGTATGACCAACACCCACTAGTTGCAGTGACTGAATTATTTCAATGGGGATTTCGTGGAATTAATTTTCACCTCAGAGATTACAGACAATATACTTGGGCAGAACTAGGAACTCAAGTTTATATTGTTCAGAGAGATGAACTTGATGATTTACTATCATTAAATTATAAAAAGATAGTGCTAAATAGATAAAAACCACTTATAAATGTCAACAGCGGTAGCAACAAGCAATAAAAGTGCTGTTAAAGTAACCCAACTTCAAGGTGGGGGAAGTAGAACCAGTGGTTCTAAAGAAATTTACGTGTCAACCAGAACTACCAGAAAGGAAGATGGGACATTTAAAGTAGAGATGATTGAGTATCCTACAGATGGTTCTGGGGATGCAATCGTAATTGGAGAAAGAGATCCAGGAAATCCCAATAAATGGAATTGGAATGGTAATGGTACAGCAAGCACTAAAGAACTTAGTAAAAGTGATAGTAGTTTAAGTAGCGTATCAAAAAATCAAATCAATTCATCACAGATGCAAAATGAATTGGTGAGAGATAGTCAAGATCAAGAGGAACTTAATAGAGCAAACGCACAACCAAACAAAGCAACAACAACACCAGAAACAGGCGATGGCAATAGACCAAGTGGCGAACCTCCAAAAAATAGGGTAGCAACAAGAGATCAGTTTGGTGATATGAACTATCCTGTTGATAGAGATCAACTACAAGATATCATCAAATTTGATATGCTAAAGTATAAGACAAAAAAAGTTGAAGGACTTGGTTTTGGCGATAGGGATTCATCTAGATCATCAATTGGTTCAGTAACTCTACCAATTCCTGGTGGTCTCTCCGATTCTAATGCATGTAACTGGGGTGATGATAATATGAATCCACTTCAACTTGCAGGTACAGCAGCAGCTCTTCAAGCATTAGGAACAAATATGCCCGGAGTTAGTAATGCAGTTGGTGGTATAATAGAAGGTATTAAGAAGAATAATAGTTCAGTAAATATGGCAATAGATGCTGCCATAGCATCTCAAGCAGTTGGAACTAATATGAATTCTATTTTAGGTCGTTTTGGTGGATCAATTATTAATCCAAATCTTGAACTATTATTTCAAGCTCCATCATTAAGACCATTTACTTTTCAATTTAAAATGTCTCCAAGAAGTGCTGATGAGGCAAAGGAGATTACAAAAATTATTAGATTCTTTAAGCAAGGTATGGCACCAATTAGAGAAGAGTCAAGACTTTTCTTAAAGACACCACATACATTTAGAATTAAGTATGTTCAGTTGGGAAGTCAAGATGAAAGTCCGTTCTTAAACAAATTTAAGGAATGTGCTCTACTATCATGTAGTGTTCAATATACTCCTGAAGGAAACTATGCTCCCTATGAAGACGGAGCAATGTCATCATATCAAATGTCTCTTCAATTTAAAGAACTTGAACCCGTATATAATGATGACTATGAGAAAGATGAGGGATCGGCATCTAGTGCTTCAGTTCCCGCAGAAATAGGTTTCTAAAATGTCAAATTACTTCAGCAAAGTTCCAGATTTTGAATATGTCAGTAGACTTCCTGATGCATTGATATCAGATTATATTAATGTAAAAAATTTATTCAAAAGAATTGCTTTAAAACAAGACATCTATCAGGACTTATCATTCTTTACTAAGTATGAAATTCTTGGTAATGATAGACCTGATAATGTTGCATTAAAAGTTTATGGTAGGTCTGATTTAGATTGGGTTGTCTTGACTAGTAATAATGTTATCAATGTTCAAGATGAATGGCCAATGCCACAACTTGAATTTGATGCATATCTTTTGAATAAGTATGGCACATATGATAATTTAAATTCATCTCATCACTATGAAACAACTGAATTTAAAAATGATGATGGCGTTATAATTGTTCAAAAAGGATTACAAGTTCCCTCAACATATAGTATAACTTATTATGATGGATCTGGAATGGTTACCAGTTATCCTGTTGTTGAGATCACAAACTATCAGTATGAAGAGAAATTAAATAACAATAAGAGAAGTATTTTCTTATTAAAACCAAGATATCTAAATGTAATCATTGATGACTTTGAAGAACTCATGACATACAAAAAAGGTTCCAGTCAATATAAGACTGAAACCTTGAAGACTGCTGATAATATCAGACTATTTTAATTTTACTCTTCAGCAAGTTTCTGGAAGTAAGATAGGGCATCATCCTCATCTGAGTCAACAGACTTTGTAGGAGTGATGTCAGGTGCAGGAGTACTCTTTGCTGCCCAGTCAGGAGCAAAGTTTCCACGAGAACTATCTTCATTATCAGTCTCCTCATCATAACGACGGGGAGCAGGTTTAGCACCAAGCACCATCTTCAGACGCTTCTCCAGGTCCTCGTAGGACTTGAATTGATCTGTCGCGACAAGTGACGAGAGTGAATATTGCTTTTGCCACAGGGCTTCAAGAGCAT